GCTGATCCTGGCGATTGGATTATTAAAGGAGTTCAGGGTGAGTTCTATCCAATAAAAAATGATATCTTCGAATTAACATACGAAAAAGTAGATGAAAAAAGTAATTGACGGTAAAGAGTTTGATCTTTACAGTCCGAAACAGGCGCATGATTTAAATATCAAGTTCAGTCCAGATTGGAGAAATGCCAATAAGGGCGATTGGATTATCACCGAAGACGATTTCGTCCTGAAGATATTGGATCGTAAAGAATTTGAGCGTGGCAATAGAAAGCCGACAGTGTATATTTATACTGGTTTTGGGGGTATCCCAACGCATTATGCTAACCTAAAGGCTAAGAAATATGATGTTACAAGAGGTCATGGCGCAGAAAAGATTATTTACCGCACCAGAGGCACGATTAACCAGCGTGAGTTCATCGAACACCTCTGTAAAAATGCAACACTGACAAAAGATGGGGGTTTTACAAAAGAATCTCTTATTAAGGCGTATATGCTTGCTTATAGCGAGAATAACCCTAATACAGCCATTGTCAGAGCCAGGAAAATCATTAAAAGAGAATGGGCGAGGAAATATATGTCTCACGTAATGAGAGAGCAATTCAAATTGATAAACTGGGATGATGGTAAAGTAGCCAGGGAATATGATAGTCTTTATAAGAATGTCCCACAAAACTCAAATCTTCATTTCAATGTTCTTAATAAAATCAGTCATTTAATGGATCACAACAAAGAAGAGAAGATTGGTGGTTCAGAAGATTCATTAATGTCTCTTAGTAGCATGGAAGTAATAGCCCTTGGTCCAATTAAACAGGTTATAGCTCTGGTAGAAGAACGAAAGTCTAAATCTGAAGATGGTAGTATTTCCATTGATGCAGAATTTGTAGATATTATTCAAAGTATTTTTAATAAACAATCAGAAGTAACTGCTCAAATAAGAGAGCAAGGAGAAGATGATGGGTAAATATACTCTAGTAACTGAAAGTATGAGTGCAGCGTGTAAATGTCTAGCTGGACCTGGAACATTAGATTCGCCACAATTAGTGAGAGTTGGTGAAACTGGATTCCAATTTGGGCGTGATGATATTCGTCAAGCATCTGGTAATCATATTTTTTCAGAAAAAGATGTGAATGAATACATTCTTAAAAATGCTAGTGAGAGAATAGTGAATATGCTGAAAGCGACTGACAAACCAGTTAAAAAAGTTGCAAAAGCACCTAAAGTCGCAAAAGAAGACCCGGGTTCGCCAGTTGATCCTGTTGTCCCAACCGAAGTTGCACCACCAGCAGTTGATGTGGTCCCTCACTCAGAAGAAGTTCTGAAATTTGTTGATCGATTAAACATCAAAAAAGAACTCAAGAAAATAACAGTTGCTCAGTTGGTTACTTTCGTTGGAGTTGAATTAGAAGGTCTTATTGTAGACCCAAATCGTCAATCAAAAGCAGTTATGGTAGAAGCGATTAACAAGTTTATTAATGCCCAATAAACTCAGTTATTCCAATCTCCGAAATCTGAGCGATAGAGAAAAGGGGGAGATCGCTGCTGCAATGCACGTAAACCCCTTTTTCTTTGCTAAGATCATTCTTGGTGATCCCGAACTCTCAATGCACTATCACTTCAGGGTAGAGTCACCCCCGTTCCATAAAGAAATCAATCGTGAATTAGAGTTCTTGCAAGTCGGTGAAAAACTTGCAGTTGTGGCTCCGAGAAGTCATGCGAAAACGACATTCATTAATTTATTACATCCACTACATCGAATCACTTATGGTCTTGAACGCTTCGTTTTAATGATATCCGAATCTGAAGAACAATCGAAGTTGAATCTTGAAACATTAGGAAATGAGATTGAGTTTAATCCAAAATACCAATTCTTTTTTGGTGATCGCAAGAACCGGAAACAGTGGGGGACTGAAACAAAGCAGATAATTACACGCTTCGGAGAAAAAGGTGAACAGGACGAAATGTGCAAAGTAATGATTCGCGGTACTGGGCAAAAGGTACGTGGATTGAAGTTTGGTCCATATAGACCAACATTAGCGATTGTAGATGATGGTGAGGGCGATGGAAACACTGTAACACCAGAACTTAGGGGGAAATTTCGTAGATGGTTGAATGGTGCAGTTATCCCTGGTAGCGATGATGCCAGGTTTGTATTTCTTGGGACTATTATTGATGAAGACGCATATTTAAACCGTATTTGCGGTACTGCTGCTTATCGTAAGGGCAAATATATCATTAAAGGTTGGAAACATCTATTTTACCAGGCAATCCAACAAGATACTGAGCCTGGTAATTATATTGGTGAAGGTAAAGAAATCCACGGTGAAGACGGAATACCAAAAGTATTGTGGAAAGAACGCAAGCCTTATAGTTGGTTAATGGGTGAAAAAGCTAGGTTAAAATCTGAAGGTGATTTAGCATTATTTTACCAAGAACAACAAAATGTTTCCAGCGATGATTCTATTCGTATATTTAGAAAAAGAGATATGCGATACTGGGATGGATTTATTTCCAATGAAGAAGATATAATTTATATTAATATAGCGAATGAAGACGGAGAGCGTAAAAAGGTTCCTGTTAATATTTTTATCGGTATGGACCCTGCTTCATCTGAAAACATAAAAGCTGATTATACCGTCGGTATGGCGATTGCAGTTGATAATGATAACAATGTTTACGTCTTAGAATATTTTCGCGGTCACTATACTCCTATGGACGGTGCTGATCTTCTATGGAGCTTGATTGAAAAGTTCTATACTCCTGGCGCGAATAAACAACCAAAGATTGTTAATATTGAAAAAACTGGTCACGCTATGTTATCTGGCTATATTCAAATGTTGAGTAAAAAACATAATCGCTGGCATAACATTATCCCAAGAGATGCTATAAAAAATAAGCACTTTAGAATTAAAGAGTTACAACCAAGACACCAGACGCATTCTTTATTTATTCGTAAAGAACATATTGAATTGGAAAATGAAATGACAAATTATAAAGCGCTTGGGAAAATGATAAAGGATATGTTGGATGCTTTGAGATGGGCAATAGAGCAATGTTATGGACCGCAGGATTTGAAACATAACGAAAAAGAAGATACTTATTCATACGAAGTTCCACCAATAGGGAACGACTGGGAAACGGGTTTACCAATATATGATATAGACGGGTATATGAAGACGAATAGATAGTGTCAACTTAGTTTACACTTTTACCTTGTTTATAATCACTTATTCTCTATAAGTTATAAAAGATGTCTCCAAATACCAACCAATAGGCAATGAATGATACCTCTTGATCGACTAGACGTAGAAGATATTACAGCAGGCAAAATAAGAGAAAACTATATTTTATTCGAAGCTAATTCCTCTGAATGGCGGGCGCAAGTTGCTAATGATTGGGACTTTTACATGGGGAATCAACTCACTGTAGAACAAAAAGCATATCTTATATCAGTTGGTCAACCACCAGAAGCGAATAACAAAATCATGACAGCAGTTGAACAAGTTTTGGCTAATGTCGCGTCTAATGCTCCTATGTGGGACACCGTTGCTCGTGGACAAATGGACGATGATTTCTCTTGGGTTGTATCAGCAATGTTATCAAAAATATGGGACGATTCCACTGCTAATAGGCATTTTAGAGAAGCTGCCGAAATGTTCACTGTAAAAGGATTAACGTATTTTCATGTATATCCGGACTGGTACGCAGACGAAGGACTTGGAGCCTTACGTTTCATGCGATTATTTACCGAATCTATGTTCGTTGATCCTAATGTATCTCAATCAAATTTTGAGAATGCAAGTTCAATGATTTATTCCGATTTACATACAAAAGTAAATCTAGCAGTTCAATTACCGCAATTTAAAAAAGAAATTATGGATGCTGCTGAAGACTTTTATAGAAATGAAATCGCAGGGAGTAATTATTCTCGTGATAGCATCATAAAACGTGGCGAAATGGTTGATAATACTCAACCTCAGTTAAGAAAATTTGTCAATTGGGACAAGGTAATGGTCCCTCATGTTTTACTTACAGATTTAACTACTGGGTTTTGGCGTACAATTCCTAAAGACGAATATAAAACTGCTTTAAAAGATGAAACTTTCCGTGATTTATTAGAACGTGAAGATATTCGCGAAGAAGTAACATATAAACAAAAGATCAGAGAAGTTTTGGTTGTTGGTGACACAAAATTATATCAAGAGATTTTACCTATTCGTGATTATCCCATTGGAGTAGCCTGTAATAAGTTTGTTGGTAACGCTATGCCGATTGGTGACGTAAGATCAGCGAAGAGCCCCCAAAGGATGTTAAACAGGACTGAAGCATTGATTATAGGTCATACATCTACTCTTGGTGGGGATCAGGTCTTATATGAAGATGGTGCTATTGAATCGTCTGAAATATCCAAGTTGAATATTCCAAGAGCAGCAATCAGAGTTAACCCTGGTGCGTTGCAATTAAAGAAGATTATACGTGGGACACCAGCAGTTGTTAATAGTGAATTATATAATCAAAAATCAAGGTATGAGAGCGATATCCAGGCTGTATTTGGTGCTTTTGGTTTCCAACAGGGGGATCCTAAGGGTGGTCCTGGTACTGTTGGTGAAGCTCAAATTATAGATGAAGCAAGTTCCAGAAAACAAAACTGGAAAATATTACCATTATATGAAGCTATCACTCATGTTGCCAAAGTCGCATTACAGTGGATGCCATACGTTTATAATCAGCAAAGAGTTTTGAGACTTGTTAATCCTTATGGGATTAATACAAAAGTCAATTTGAATGAAATGGTATATACAGATCATGCTGAATCTGTTAAAAAACTTTTTGATACAAGCTCTATTGATGCAGATGTTAGAGTTGTAATTGGTTCAACAAGAGCAAGATCACCGCTCGCAGATATGCAAAGAGCATTGACGCTATTACAGGCTGGTATCTATGATAGACTTGAAGTTATCATGGGATTAACTGGTGGTGAAAATAAAGAAGCCTTAATGAATCGATTAGGTGAAATACAAAATTTAAGCGGTCAAGTTCAGCAACTTGAAGAACAGAATAAAAAGCAAGAGGGTGATTTACAAACTCGTGAACGTGAAGTTTATCATTCTAATATGAGAGCTGAAATCGCAGAGGCTACAAAACCATTAGCGAAAGCCGTTGAGCGTTTGAAATCGCAAATGGAAGTCGAAATGAAATTATTTAAAGAGAAAGCTGCTTTGCAACTTTCTGAGAATAAGTCCGAGATTAACTCATCAAATGGAGCTTCCGTGTGAATAACTCCATAAAAGGAGCATCTTAATGTCCGATAAAGAACCAAAACCAGAAGTCAGCACTTTCGATCCGACTGATCCGATTGATATAATTGACGCAGAAGCACCAGATAACTTAGAGAGCAATATTCTTGTCAATAAATTGACTGAGTTTAATGCCAATGATCCACTAAGCTCTGCCGATGAAGCGTTAGAAGCTGAAAAGTTAGGCGCAGACCCTAACAGTCCAGAATCCGAATCCAAACCTATTGTTGATCCAAAACCAGAGCCAGAAAAGAAATGGCTCATAAAGGATAAATTCGAAGATAATGAAGAGGGTGCTAGAAAATTAGCACAATCGTATAAGGATTTTCAAAGTAAAAATGATAAGGAAACGAAAGAACTCAAAGAGTTCAACCGCCTTATGAAAGAAGACCCTAAAGCTCTTGCTAAAATTATCCTCGATGCAGCAGAAGGTGAGCCTGAACCAGAAAAAAGTCAATTCATCCAACCGATTCCACCTGAAGGTGGTCCTGATGCCCTAGATCAATATGAAGAAGGGACCCCCACTTACGAATATATACAAAAGATGGACGAATATAGAGAAAATGTTAGAATGGAGAAAATCAGTAAGTTATTAGATTCGAAGTTTGAACCTATAGCGAAAAAAGAAAAAGACGACGAAACACTTGTAGCGTTAGAAGCTGAAAACACTCAATTCAAAGCATTAGGATTAGATGAAGATGGTATAAAACTTGTTCGTGAAACAATTGCGAATCAAGACAATATGACCCTTGCGAATCTAGTCGCGTTCACGGAAACGGTTACTGGGAAAAAATTAACAACTGCTCCTAATCCAGCTATTCCACCTGTTATACCAAGGAATCCGAACGAAAAGAATCCTGCTGCTGCTTCGATAATGGGCGATTTCCCGCCACCACCAGTAAGTCAGGATGAAGCGAAAAAACAGGTAGTAGATGGATTTATGCGACATTCACACAACGCTGACGGGCTTGGGGACCAAATGTAAATGGTCTTTCGCCCCGAAGTTAATTAAGGAATAATATCATGGCTGTAATGCCTACATCATACGGAACGGGAACTCCAACTCAGTTTACTGACGGAACAGCCCGCCAAGTCCTCGAACTTGGAAAAGAAATTCACTATTTCAATCCTCATGAAACTCCAATACTTTCAATTGCGGGGCGAGCAAAGAAAAATGTTACACGTGTCCCTGTTTTTGAGTGGATGGAAGATGAGTATTTCATTCAACGATCACTGATTACCGCTTTTGGTGCTGCACAGGTTTTAGATAGTGCAACCG